CTACCAGTTGAAATAGATCAGTTCCCCTACCTCCTTCCCTTGCGCCCCTCCAACCGTATGCCGGAAAGGGACAGCCTTCAGGCGCAGGCCAGCGAACGCCTTGCGAATGTCTGGGTGATCGTTGATTGAGATCACCATACGCCCTTTCACCGTCCGGGCCAGGTCTGCCATAGCGTGGTACTGCTCCAGCGGGAACACCCCAGGCGCATACCCACTGGTCTGCCAGTAGGGCGGGTCGAGATAGAAAAGCGTCTGCTCCCGGTCATAGCGCCGAATGCAAGCCTGCCAGTCCAGATGCTCGATCGTCGTCCTTGCCAGCCGCAGGTGAGCCTCGCTTAGCTTTTCCTCGAGCCTCAGCAGATTCAGGGTAGGGGGTGTTGTTGCGCGAACGCCAAACGTTCTTCCCGTCGGCTTTGCGCCAAAGCAGAGCTGCTGCAAGTAGAAGAACCTAGCTGCCCGCTGGATATCCGTCAGGGTCTGGGGAATCTGCATATTCGCCCATTCGAACATCTTGCGGCTGACCAGTGACCACTTGAAGTGCCGGACAAGCTCCTCGAGATGATGCGCAACGACCCGGTAGAGGTTCACCACCTCACCGTCGAAATCGTTGATTACCTCGACCTTGCTTGGCTCCTTCATGAAGAAGATGGCAGCCCCACCGCAGAAGGGCTCAACGTAGCACTCATGCTCAGGGAACTCCGGCAGAATGTGCTTGGCCATGCGGCGCTTGCCGCCCATCCATGGAACGATAGGTGTAGACATAAGTGATCCTTGTGATTGCCTTGGGTTTTGCTTAGGCTTCACACCCCCTGCGCAGAGGGGCGAGGCCTTGGTTGGATCACTCGGCATGCTCGAGTGCTTCGACGGCGCGCCCGTGTTGGCGCACAGGCGCGTCGCCTCGTTTCTGCGCAGGGGACTTACTTCTCCCCCGGCGCGTCGAATGGCGCGAACCTCACGACCTCTTCCCCGATCAGCTCATTGACCTGCTGCAGGCGCGCCTGCATTGGCTCCAGCTCCAGGCTGGCCCAGACCGCTGCCGCGTCGCTGATGGATCCGAACCCACCCGCGTTCTGCGGCACCACCCCCATCAGTTGCGGATAGACCCGCAGACCGGCGAGCTGGTCGTCACGGCTGATGTTCTTGATCGAGCCGAACTCGTCCTTGGCCGCGACCTCGCTGACCGGAATCAGTTGGATCCCCTCCTTCTTCCCGTTCGGCGCGTAGACGAACAGGTTGCGGAAATTGCCAGGCCCCTTCGCGGTCTTCAGCGCCGTGCGCAGCGCGTCGATGTCTTCCTCGTTCTGTGCGGCGTCGGTCATGTAGAGGATGAAGCCGGCGTGGCTCCCGTTGTTGTAGTACTTACGCCGGAACAGCGTGGCCGACTCGTTCAGCAGAGCGCTCTGTAAGGCGCAGAACCACTCCGGCACCCCGTAGATTTCCTGGTTGATGTCGGCCTCGCGCAGCTGGATCACGCTGCCCTTCTCGAATTCGTGCTCATCCTTCCAGCTGCGCACCTGGTAGAACGTCTCCAGATCGGTGCCGCGGCGTATGTATTTCGCCAGCGGCGCCTGCAGCGCCATCCGCGTGCCCAGGCGAGAGCGAGGCTGCTCGAGGTATGCCGAGCCGAATGTCAGCCAGTCCAGGGAGAACTGCTCGAACGTCGCCCGGCTGAGCAGGCGGTGCGGGATGAAGGTCTTGGCCAGCATGTTGCGCTTGAACTTCAGACCCGACTGCAGGTAAACGCTCGACCCCACCGCCTTGGCCAGCCCCTCCATGGACAGCGGCGGCTCGTACCACCGCCCGTTCGACCAGCACTCGAGATAGTCGAGGATGCCTCGCCCGTCGAGCACCGGCATCGGGTCGCCGAAGGTGAAGGCCTCGGCACGGCCACCCTGGCGCGGGATGAACTCGCCTTCCTGGGCGGACTGGACTGTAACTGGCTGCTGGCGGCGGTGGCTGCGACGTTTGCTCATCCGAAAATCTCCATGCGCCCGGTATTCGCGGGGGTCTGCCCCTCGAGCGGCTCGTTCTGCAATGCGTGGAATAGCGCCCAGGCCAGATCGGCGTGGCCGGTGTTGTCGTTGCGGCCGGCGGTATAGGTGAACTGGCGCCCTCCGGCCGTGATGGTCTTGCGGATAGCCATCAGCGCCTGGGCCAGGTCGGTCCAGCCGGCGTCGAATTCGAGGCGGCCGTTCTTGATCACTGACCAGGCCTTCATGACCAACTGCGTCTTCACCTCGGGCGAGTAGCTGAAGGTGCGCACCCCCGGGAAGAACTGGCGCACCAGCTGCGCGACGCCAGAGCCCATGCCGGTGGTGTCGACGCCGATGTAGGTGACCCAGTAGCGCTGGGTCACCTTGCGGATGAACTCGGCCTGCTCGGCGAAGTCCTTGCCGCGGAACTGATGGCGCTCCAGCACGCGGAACTTGCCGCCCGGTACCGCCGGCGGCGCCACCACCACCAGACCCGCGGTGTCGCCCGTCTCGGCGGGGTCATAGCCCAGCCACACCTGGCGATCACCGAACGGCCGCAGCGCGAACGGCTTGTAGTCCTCCGACCACAGGTCCCAGCTATCGACCATGCATGGCTGCAGCATGGTCAGCGGGAAAATGCTCGCGCCGTCGTCGACGAACTGGCACATCAGCAGGTTCTGGAAAGCCTCGGCGTCGTACTCGAGACGCAGCTCGTCGATGTCGAACAGGTCGCAGCCACGGGCCTCGGCATCGAGGATCGTGACGATCTGGCGCCAGATGCGGTCCTCGCACAGTCGCCCTTGCTGCAGGGCGTCATGACTTACGTCGATCTTGATGCGATCGGCGGCCGGCTTGCCCTTGTTGAAGCGCTCGCCAGTCCAGAACGTGTAGGCCTCATGCGCCATCGAGCTGGGCGTCGAGAAGTAGGTCCGCCGGTAGCGCTTCTGCATCGCCATACCGCTGGCGACCTTGTTCAGCTCCTTGAACTTGAACGTCCAGAAGAACTCGTCGAAGTAGAAGTTACCGTGGTAGCCCTGGGCAGTCCGCGCGTTGGTACCGAGGAAGTGCAGTTCCGCGCCGTTCGGCAGGATGATCGGGTCGCCCTTCAGTTCGACACCTACGGCATCGCGCGCGAAGGCCTGGATATACGCCTTGAAGATGTGCGCTTGGGCCTTGCTGGCCGACAGGAATATCTGGTTGCGCCCGGTTTCCAGCGCGTCGATCAGCGCCTCGCGGGCGAAGTAGAACGTGGCACCGATCTGCCGCGACTTGAGAATCACGCGGGTTCGCTGATTGCCCGCGCGGTACCAGTCTTTCTGGTAGTCGAAGCAACCGTCGAGGAAGGCCTCAACCAGCTTCTCGGTCAGTTCCTCGCTGATGTCGTTGCGCTTCGGCTTGCGCTTGGGACCTTCGTTACGCTTGGCAAGCTCGGGGTTCAGGTCGGTTTCGGTACCACCGCCCTGGTAGCGCTGGATCCGCGCCTGGCGCTCAAGCTGCCGATGCAGCAGGTCGATTTCCTTGTAGTCACCGCCGGTCTTGCCGTCCTTCAGGATCAACTGAACCAACCGGGCTTCCAGGGCGCCCCCGATCCGTTCTACGCTGTCGGCCCGGTCCCATCCGTCGCGGTCCTTCCATGAGTGAAGGGTCTTGTCCTTCTCGCCCAGGTGATCGGCGATGTCGCAGACACGCCAACCCATCCAGTACAGGAATTTGGCCTGGCGGCGGTTGTCACGGATGGGAATTTCGACGGCAGCGTTCATGGCGCAGATGCTGCCGCCCACCCTCGCCCCTCAGTAGCGCCGCCCCTTGTAGCTCCGCGCCCTACAATCCCGCTTGATTGCTGGGCCGCGCGCGCGTCCCGAACATGCCCCTCATTGCCATGCACCCCGCATCAGCCGCATTGAGGACTCCCGGCATGAAGAAATTCCGCAGCAAATGGTTCCGCATCGCCGTCGAAGGGGCGACCACGGACGGCCGCAACATCGAGCGCGACTGGATCGAGCAGATGGCCGCGCAGTACGACCCGAACACCTACGGCGCACGGATCAACTGCGAGCACATCAAGTGGGCCTGGCCGGCTGGTGAGTTCGGCGCCTATGGCGACGTGCTGGCGTGCAAGGCGGAAGAGATCGACATCAACGGGCAGAAGAAGCTGGCCCTCTTCGCCCAACTGGAGCCCAACCAGGCGCTGCTGGAACTGAACAAGCAGCGGCAGAAGGTCTACACCTCGGTCGAGATCGATCCCAAGTTCGCCGACACCGGCAAGGCCTACTTGGTCGGGCTGGCCATCACCGACTCACCCGCCAGCCTGGGCACCGAGGCGTTGTCCTTCAGCGCCAAGAACGGGACCCTCGCCAGCCGCAAGACCAACCCCGACACCCTGTTCAGCGCTGCCGAAGAGGGCACCCTCGAGTTCGAGGAATACGAGGACAAGCCCTCGGTCGGCGCAGCGCTGTTCACCAAGGTCAAGGAACTGCTCAAGGGCAAGGAAGCCCGCACCCAAGCCGAGTTCGGCCAGGTCGGCGAGGCCGTCGAAGCGATCGCCGAGCACAGCCGCGACCTGGGTGAGCAACTCGGCGAGCAGAAGAAGCAGACCCAGCAACTGGCCAGCCAGCTGGACAAGGTCACCAAGGAACTGGCGGACCTCAAGAGCACCCTCGATAGCACCCGGGACCACAGCCAACAGCAGCGGCCCCCGGTCACCGGTGGCGGCAGTGTCGCCCTGACCGACTGCTAACCGTCCCCCGCCCCGGTATCCAAAGGAAAAGCACCATGCGCAACGAAACCCGCAAACAGTTCGACGCCTACCTGGCGCAGCTCGCCAAGCTCAACGGCGTGAACTCCGCCGTCCAGACCTTCGCCGTCGAGCCGAGTGTCCAGCAGAAGCTGGAGCAACGTATTCAGGAGTCCAGCGAGTTCCTGAAGCAGATCAACGTCTACGGCGTCGACGAGCTGCAGGGCGAGAAGATCGGCATCGGCGTCAGCGGCACCATCGCCAGCCGTACCGATACCACTGGCGACGGTGTACGCAAGCCGCGCGACGTATCCGCGCTCGACAATCAGCGTTACGAGTGCAAGCACACCGACTTCGACACCGCCATCACCTACGCCATGCTCGACGCCTGGGCCAAGTTCCCGGAGTTCCAGGCCCTGCTGCGCGACGCGATTCTCAAGCGCCAGGCCCTCGACCGCCTGATGATCGGCTTCAACGGTACCAGCGCCGCGGCTACCACCAACCGCGCCGCCAACCCGCTGCTGCAGGACGTGAACATTGGCTGGTTCCAGCAGTACCGCAACAACGCTCCGGCACGGGTACTGAAGGAAGGGAAGGCCGCCGGCAAGGTGGTAGTCGGCAACGGCGCCGACGCCGACTACAAGAACCTCGACGCCCTGGTGTTCGACGTGGTCAGCAGCCTGATCGATCCCTGGCACCGCCGCGACCCGGGCCTGGTGGTGATCCTCGGCCGCGAGCTGGTCCACGACAAGTACTTCCCGATGGTGAACAAGGACCAGCCGGCAACCGAGAAGATCGCCACCGATCTCATCCTGTCGCAGAAGCGCATGGGCGGCCTGCCGCCGGTGGAAGTGCCCTACGTGCCCGAGAAGGGCCTCATGGTCACCACCCTGAAGAACCTGTCGCTCTACTGGCAGATCGGCGGTCGCCGCCGCTACCTGAAGGAGGTACCGGAGAAGAACCGCATCGAGAACTACGAGTCCAGCAACGACGCCTACGTCGTCGAGGACTACGGCCTCGGCTGCCTGGTCGAGAACATCGAAGTCGCGGAGTAGATGACATGGCCTTCAGTCCCGCCAAAGCGCACTTCCTGCGCGTGACCGCCGCTCAAGAGGCGGCGGCCACTGCCCCGCACCAGGGCATGGAAGGCGCTAACGCCTATGAGCTGCAGCTCGCCCAGCTGTATCAGGATCGCAGCCGCCTGAAGAACATCCAATCCGGCGAAGGCAAGGCAGCGCTCAAGGTCGAGCTGCTGCCGGCCTACCAGCCGTACATTTCCGGCGTGCTGCAGGCCGGCAAGGGCGCCCAGGACGAGGTGATCACCACCGTCATGCTCTGGCGCATCGATGCCGGCGATTACGCCGGCGCCCTGGACATCGCCGACTACGTGCTCGCACACGACCTGGTCATGCCCGACCGCTTCGCGCGTACCGCCGGCTGCGTCATCGCCGAAGAGATCGCCGAGGCCGCGCTCAAAGCACAGAAGACCGGCGGCAGCTTCGACCTTGCGACCTTGCATCGCACCCTCCTGCTCACCGACCAGGCCGACATGCCCGACGAAGCCCGCGCGAAGCTCTACCTCGCCGCCGGCCATGCCACCCTGGAAGGCCTTTCTGTAGAGAGCCCCGGCCAACCCGGGCAGGTGCAAGCCGGCATCGATCTGCTCAAGCGCGCGATCCAGCTGCACGACAAGTGCGGCGGTAAGAAGGATTTGGAGGCCGCCGAACGGCTCCAGAAGAAACTGACCGCCTCTGGCGGTTGACCGAGCGTACCCCGCGCCCCGCCGGCTCGGGGTCGATCTGCCAGGTCCTCTCCTTCCTGAGCAGTGACGCCCCGACCACCGGCGACCTCAAGCGAGCAGCAGCATGAGCGGATTCATCGCCAACGGCCCGGTCCCGAGCGGGCACATCAACAGCGATCCCTTCTGGCCCACCATCGAGCTCGAGCATGTGCGGGCGAACCTGCGCATCGACTCCAGCGTCGATCCGGCGCGCCTCGAAGTTGCGGTCATTGCCGCGGTGATCAGCGTCAACCGCGAGCTGCGGGCCTGGCGCCTTGAGAAGAGCGCGGCCGGCTATGCCGAACTCGCCGAAGTGCCGTCCGACAAGGTGCGGGACACCTCCGAACTGGTGCAGCTGTATCTGCGCGCAGTGCAGTCTGCCACCGCTGCCGAAGTGGCCGAGCGCTACCGCTGGTACGACACCACCACCAGCGGCAATGACAAGGCCCAGGACATCGCTACCACCATCGACGACTACCGCCGCGACCAGCGCTGGGCGATCCGCGACTTTCTCAAGCGTCCCCGCACAACGGTGGAGCTGATCTGATGGCCGCCGTCGCGATCGCCCACCAGAACGACACCGTCGAGGCGCTGTGCTGGCGGCACTACGGCCGCACCGCCGGCGTGACCGAGGCGGTCCTCGAGGCGAACCACGGCCTGGCCGACCACGGCCCCACCCTCCCCCCTGGCCTCAAGGTCACCATGCCGGACATTCCGACAGCCGCCCCGGAACGGCAGATGGTGAACCTATGGGACTGACCACTTTGCAAGGAACCACCCCGCATGGCTGACCTCACCACCACCGCCACGGCCGGCGCCATCATGGGCCTCGGCCTGGGCGTAACCCTTCCGGTTGACGGCGGCATGCTGTTCGGCGCCCTGCTCGGCGCCTGGCTGGCCACCGGCACGAAGCAGGACCTGAAGGCCTGGTCGCGTCTGCTGTCGCTGATCCTGCCGACCTGCGTCGGCTACCTGTTCGCCGATGTTGCCCTCGCCCGTGTGCCCTGGCTGACCAACCTGGCCTTCTCTGCCTTCGTCTGCGCCCTGGTGGTCATTCCTCTCAGCCTCAAGGCGGTCGCCTGGGTCGACAAGGTCGACTTCGACGACCTCTGGCGCCGCATCCGAGGAGGTCGCTGACATGCTCATGACTACCGTTCCATTGATCGCCGCCCTGGCCTACATCGCCGCCGCGCTGCGCCTGGTCTGCTACCAGCGCTGCGGCGCCCGCTTCCGCCGCAGCGTCTCGTTGCTCGCCAGCCTGCTCGGCGCATCCATGGCCATCTGCGGCCTGGAAATCCTGCTCTACCGCCCACCGGTCAGTATCTGGCACGCCATCGTCGCCGCCCTGCTGTGCCTGCTGATCTTCCGTTCCCGCGGCAACGTCGCCGCCCTGCTGAGGCCATCCGCATGACCCTTCGATATGGTGATCGTTCTCAAGAGGTCCGCCAGCTTCAGCGTCGACTGAACACCTGGGCCGGCGCCAACCTCTACGAGGACGGCCACTTCGGCGCCGCCACCGAGGACGCGGTGCGCGCCTTCCAGCGCTCGCATGGCCTGGTCGCCGATGGCATCGCTGGCCCGAAGACCCTGGCCGCTCTCGGCGGAGCTGACTGCTCGCACCTGCTGCAGAACGCCGACCTCGTCGCCGCCGCAACTCGCCTCGGCCTGCCGCTGGCGACGATCTATGCGGTCAATCAGGTCGAGTCGAACGGCCAGGGGTTCCTGGGCAACGGCAAGCCGGCAATCCTGTTCGAACGCCACATCATGTACCGCCGTCTCGCCGCCCACGATCAGGTCACCGCCGACCAGTTGGCCGCACAGTTCCCCGCGCTGGTGAATCCTCGCCCGGGCGGCTATGCCGGCGGAACCGCCGAGCACCAGCGCCTGGCGAACGCTCGCCAGATCGACGATACCGCCGCACTGGAGTCGGCCAGTTGGGGCGCCTTCCAGATCATGGGTTTCCACTGGCAACGCCTGGGCTACGTCAGCGTGCAGGCCTTCGCCGAGTCCATGGGGCGCAGCGAGTCGGCCCAGTTCGAAGCGTTCGTCCGCTTCATCGACACCGACCCGGCGCTACACAAGGCGCTGAAGGCTCGCAAATGGGCCGACTTCGCCCGCCTCTACAACGGCCCCGACTACAAGCGGAACCTCTACGACACCAAGCTCGCGCGGGCCTACGAGCAACACGCCAACTGTGCCGAGGCCTGCGCGTGAGCCTTCTGCGCCAGATGCTGTACGGCGGCGCCCTGCTCGGCGCCCTCGGCCTGCTCCTGTGGGTACAACAGCAGCGCATCGACCTGGCGCAGGCCCGCCTGGGCCAGGCCGAGCTGGCGAGGAAAGCCAGCGACGCCCTACTTTCTCGCCAGACCGGCACCATCACGGCCCTCGAGGCCGCCCTCTCCCGCGAGCGCCAGGCCCAGGCCGATCTGGACCAACAGCGGCAGCAGTTGCGCCAGGCGCTGGCCATCCGCGAACGCTTGATCGAGGACCTGAAACGTGACGATGAACCCTATCGCCAGTGGGCTGACCAGCCTCTGCCTGATGTTGCTCGCCGGCTGCAACAGCGCCCCGCTATCACCGGAGCGGCCGCTTACCATCAGTGGCTGTCCCGCCGTGACGCCCTGCAGCCTGGAGTCAGCGGCACCGAAGGACAACGGCGGCCTACAGACTGAAGTCGAGCGTATCGGCCTGGCCTGGGCCGAGTGCGCCGCGAAGGTCGACATGATCATCAGCACCCAAGGGGCTACCCATGAACAAGCCCGATAGCCTGAAGGCGCATCTGCTCGCCGCCGTGCCGGAACTCAGGAACAACGGCGACCGCCTGGTGATATTCATCGACAACGGCCGGGTCCGCAGCACCTCGGCCGAGAGCCTGTCCTTCGAATACGCCTATGACCTGCAGGTGATCCTCACCGACTTCGCCGGGCACCCCGACAGCGTGTTTCTGCCGCTGCTCGGCTGGCTGCTGGTGAACCAGTCGGATCTGCTGGCCAACCTCACCAAGGTGCAGGACGGCATCACCTTCGAGGCCGACATGCTCGACCGCAGCAAGGTCGACCTCGGTATCGTCCTGCCACTGACCGAGCGTGTCGTCGTCAAGCGCCGCGAGGATGGCCGCTACGATGTGAGTCACCCGGAAGAGCCCCAGCTCACCGAGGCCATCGAGGTCGATGGGCCGATGCAGATGCTCGCCAACGGCGAGCTGCTGGCCGAGTGGACGCCGCCGACGCCCACCGAGGCCGTCATGCTCGAGACGCCGCAGATCAGGCGCCCGGCCAATGGCTGACAGCCTCGAGTCTCTGGAAGACTGGGCAGGACCGATTCTCCGCGCCCTCGAGCCAGGCCCTCGTGCTGCCCTCGCGCGTTCGCTCGCCCGCGATCTACGGCGCAGCCAACAGAAGCGCGTGATGGCACAGCGCAACCCCGACGGCAGCGCCTACGAGCCACGCAAGAAGCGCGTACTGCGCGGCAAGCAGGGCCGTATTCGGCGCAAGATCAAGATGTTCCAGAAGCTGCGCACGGTGCGCTATCTGCGCGCCAAGGGCGACGCCCAGGCGATCACCGTTTCCTTCGCCGGCCGGGTCACGCGGATCGCGCGAGTCCACCAATACGGGTTGAAGGATCGCGCCGAGCGCGGCGCCCCAGAGGTCCGTTATGCGCAGCGGCGTCTACTCGGTTTCACCGAAGCCGACCTTGAGATGATCCGTGAGGGGCTGCTCGCTCACATTCCAACCTGAGCATGTACACGTGGCCGCTACAAACGCCGCTGGCTGCCTCCCGCGCGCGCGTCGCCCACTATCGGCGGCATGAACGACTTCGCCGCCCTCTCCCGCATGATCGAGAACCTGATCCGCCTCGGCACCATCGCCGCGGTGGACCATGCCGCGCAGCGCGTCCGTGTGTTGACCGGCGACCTGCTGACCGGCTGGCTGCCCTGGGCATCGCCGCGGGCCGGCGCCGACCGCGAATGGAACGCCCCCACCCTGAACGAGCAGGTACTGCTCTTCAGCCCATCCGGGCAGACCGCCAATGGCGTGGTCCTGACCGGCTTGTTCAGTGACCTGATCCCGCCCAACGGCGACCGCGACGCCCTGCATCGCACCACCTACCGTGACGGCGCGGTGATCGAGTACGACAGCGCCGCCCACCACCTGCGCGCAGTTCTTCCCGCCAGCGGTACCACCGAGCTCATCAGCGACGGCGGCATCCGCATCGTCGGCGACATCACACACCAGGGCGACTACATCCAGACCGGCAACCAGACCGTCACCGGCAAGGTCACCGTGAGCGTCGACGTGATCGCCAAGGGCATCAGCCTGGTCGGTCATACCCACGGCGGCGTCATGCCGGGCGGCGCTACGACGGGGAAACCGCAATGAACGCCCATACCGGCGGCGCCATCGATCGCTTGGCACACATCCGCCAGTCGATCGCCGACATCCTCACCACTCGCATCGGTAGCCGCGTCATGCGACGCGAATACGGCAGCCAGTTGCCGGAGCTGATCGATGCTCCGTTCAACGACACCACCCGCCTGCAGGTCTATGCCGCCACCGCCATGGCCCTCATGCGCTGGGAGCCGCGCATCCGCCTGAGCCGTGTCCAGATCACCGGCCAGAACCTGGCCGGCCAGGTGCTCATGGAAATTGACGCCACCCTGGTGGACAGCAATGAGCCGCACAACCTGAGCATCCCCCTGCAGATGGGCGCCAGCGCATGACAACGAACTTCGTCGCCATCGACCTCAGCCAGTTGCCACCACCACACGCGGTGGAGCAGCTGGACTACGAGCAGATACTCGCCGAGCGCAAGGCCTACGCCATCAGCCTCTGGCCGGAGTATCAGCAGGCGGAGATCGCCGCCCGCCTCGCCCTGGAGTCCGAGCCGCTGACCAAGCTGCTCGAGGAAAACGCGTACCGCGAAATGCTCTGGCGCCAGCGGGTCAACGAGGCGGCTCTCGCCAACATGCTGGCCAGCGCCCAGGGCGCCGACCTCGACCAGCTCGCCGCGAACTACAACGTCAAGCGCCTGGTCATCCAGCCCGGAGATCCGTCGAAGGTGCCGCCCGTGCCGGAACTGTTGGAGCCCGACGACAGCCTGCGCGAGCGGGCGCAGATGGCCTGGGAAGGCCTCAGCACCGCGGGACCGCGTAACAGCTACATCTTCCACGCCCGCGCCGCCGACGGCCGCGTCGGCGATGCCTCGGCCGTCAGCCCATCACCCGCCGTTGTCGTGGTGACGGTACAGGCAGCCCAGGGCAACGGCAGCGCCCCGGCGGACTTGCTGGCCATCGTCGACGCCTACCTCAACGATGCCGACCGTCGCCCCGTCGCCGATCGCCTCACAGTCCAGTCCGCCCAGGTGCTCGAGTACCGTGTCGACGCGACGCTCTACCTGGCCACCATCGGCCCGGAATCCGAGCCGATACTCGATGCCGCCCGGGCCCGCTTGACGGCATACGTCCATCAGCGTCGACGCCTGGGCATGGAGGTGTCCGAGTCGGCGGTGCATGCGGCCTTGCACGTAGAAGGCGTGCGCAAGGTCACGCTCAGCAACTGGTCGGACATCGCCGCCACACCAGCCCAGGCGCCCTACTGCACCGGAATTACGCTGACGCTGGGGGATGAGTGATGCCCAGCTTGCTCCCACGCAACGCCACCGAACTTGAGCGCCTGGCCGCCGAAGCCCTGGCGCAGATCGAGCGGGTAGCAATCCCATTGCGCCAACTGTGGAACCCCAGCACCTGCCCGGTCGCTCTTCTGCCGTACCTGGCCTGGGCGTTCTCCGTCGATCGCTGGGACAGCACCTGGCCGGAGCGTGTGAAGCGCCAGGTCATTCGGGATGCCTACCTCGTCCACTCCCACAAGGGAACCTTGAGCGCCCTGCGCCGCGTGGTCGAGCCCGTCGGCTCGCTGACCGACATCCTCGAGTGGTGGCAGCAGACCCCCGCCGGCGTCCCCGGCACCTTCGAAATCACCGTCGACGTCAGCGACAACGGTCTCGACGAGGAGACCGTGCTCGAGCTCGAGCGCCTGCTCGACGACGTGCGCCCAGTCAGCCGACACCTGACCCGCCTGGACCTGCGCATCACGCCGGACATCCTGGCCCGCCACGGCCTGGCGACGATCGACGGCGACACCCTGGAAATCAGCCCCTGGAAGCAGTGATATGACGACTCCCAAGTACGGCGGCCTGCTCACCGACATCGGCGCGGCAGCGCTGATCGCGGCGAGCGAAGCCGGGAAGAAGTGGCAACCCACCCATATGCTCATCGGTGACGCCGGCGGCGCGCCCGGCGAGACGGCTGACCCCATCCCCTCGGCCGCTCAGACCAAGCTGATTCGCCAGCGCTACCGCGCTCAACTGAACCGCCTGTTCGTCTCCGAGCAGAGTGCAAACGTACTGATCGCCGAGCTGGTACTGCCGATGGCCATCGGTGGATTCTGGATACGGGAGATAGGCCTTGAGGACGCCGACGGGAAGTTCGTGGCGGTCGCCAACTGCCCGCCCAGCTTCAAGGCCAGCGTCGAGAGCGGGAGCGCGCGCACCCAGACCATCCGCGTGCAGATCATCATATCCGGCATGGAGCACGTCGAACTGATCATCGACGACGGCATCGTCTACGCCACCCAGGACTGGGTGAAGGCGAAGGTTGCCGCGGACTTCAAGGGACGCAAGGTGCTGGCCGGCAACGGCCTGGTCGGCGGTGGCGATTTGTCTGCGGATCGCACCATCGCCTTGCCAGCCTCCGGCGTGGGGGCCGGCACCTACCGTGCGGTCACCGTCAACGCCAATGGCATCGTCACCGCCGGCAGCAACCCGACCACGCTGGGCGGCTACGGCATCACGGACGCACTGCATGCCAGCGAGGCGGTCACCACCCCGACGGCGAACAAGCTGCTCAGGCTGAACGCGGCCGGACTACTACCGGCCTCGATTACGGGCAACGCAACCACTGCCAGCCGGCTTGCAGCGCCCATCACGCTCAGCGCAACCGGCGACGCAACCTGGGCGGCGCGCTTCGATGGCTCCAGTAGCGTCAGCGGCACCCTGACCCTGGCCAATACCGGTGTAGCCGTCGGCACCTACACGAAGGTCAGAGTGAACGCCAAAGGTCTTGTCACCAGCGCCACATCGTTGACGGCTGACGACATTCCTTGGCTGGATGCCAGCAAGCTCGCCACCGGTATTTTGCCTGTGGCTCGGGGCGGTACTGGCAACGCCATCGGCCAGGCAGCGACTGCACTCAAGCTGGCCTCCCCCCGCACGCTGGCAATCGCTGGGGATGCCACCGGCAGCGCTGCATTCGACGGCAGCGCAAACGCCAGCATTACGGTTACGCTGGCCAATACCGGTGTCGCCGACGGCACCTACACCAAGGTCAGGGTAAACCCCAAGGGTCTAGTCATCGGTGCAACCACGCTTACTACCGACGACATTCCCTCTCTGGACGCCTCGAAAATTACGTCGGGCATGTTCGCCGATGCCCGACTTCCCTGGTACGCACAAGGGCTATGCACCAGCGCACCCAACACGACGGACCCGAACACCACGAACATCCCGCTCATCCTCACGAATCACGAGAACGGTCCGATTCCGGGGCAGTATTTCTATATCCAGACGATGATGTACAACCAGCGCAACGGCAACGCGGGGCAGATTGCCGTGCGCTACGCAGCGAACGCCGAAATGTATGTGCGCTACATGTACGACGTCGGCAACAAGCGCGGGGTCTGGTCCGCCTGGCGACGCTGCGATGTGGGTGGCTCGTTTGCAAAAGAGCCTGATAGCCGCATTGGAGACGCGTTCGACCTGAACACGCTTGAGGAATCTGGCTGGTGGTATCAGACATCAAACACCTATGCGGCCAACGGAGCAAACTATCCGACTGCAAAGGCGGGACGGCTGATGGTTTATCGAGCCTCCAGCGACTTCACCTATCAGACGTACCAGACCCATGACGGATACATGTTTCATCGTTGCCGTTATGCGGGTACCTGGCAGCCGTGGAGGGAGCAATGGACGACGCTCAACTTCAACCCGGCCAACTACGTGGCCAAGTCGGAGTACAACTGGTCTTCGCTACCAGGGAAGCCCGCGACCTTCCCCCCGGCAGGGCATAACCATGACGCTAGCCAGATTACCTCCGGCATCCTGCCGCTGGCTCGAGGCGGCCTTGGGGCGAACAATGCCACGACGGCGCGTAGCAACATCGGAGCCGGCACCATCGCCACAGCATCCTTGGGAGCAAGCGGTTGGTGGAGGGACAACGATACGGGTTACATCCGGCAATGGGGCCGGGTGACTGTGCCTGGTGATGGTACCGCGGCGATCACCTTCCCCATCGCGTTCCCGAATGTCTGCTTGGGCGGGTTCGCTGGCCAAACTGCGAATTTCCACCCAGGAACCGACGCGAGCACCTCGTTCTGTAACCCGTCGACGACAGGTGCAACTTTGGAAAACGGGTATCAATTCCAGGCGGTTTTGCTTTGGGAGGCATTCGGCCGATGAGCGCTAGCTATGTTTTCTCGCCTTCCGCGCGGGTGTTCTACCCCGTGTCCTTGCGCGAGGTCTACGAGGCCGGGATCGGCTGGCCGGATGACGGCGTCCCCGTCAGCGATGAAGTACACGCCCGCATTCTGCTAGAACAGGAGAATGGCCGTGTGATCTGTGCGGACGCCGATGGACAGCCAGCAACGAAGGAGCCACCGCCGCCCACAGAGGAGGCGCAAGCCGCGATTGAGCGCAACTGGCGCGACCGCCAGCTCGTCGACACCGACGCCTTGGTCGCCCGTCACCGCGACGAGCTCGAGGTTGGTACCACGACGCTCAGCGCGGAGCAGTACCAAGCGCTGCAGGCCTACCGCCGCCAACTGCGCGACTGGCCGGAGTCCGGTGAGTTTCCGCTCGCAGAACACCGGCCGACCGCACCGGACTGGCTCGACGCCCTCTTCGCAGATGGCGTCTTGTAGCTTCACGCCGTACAAGCTTCCCTCCTCGCCCCTTCGCCGCGCGCGCGGCAGCCTGTGCAGTGTCATCCAACCACTGCACAGGCACACCCCATGGCCGCTGACCAATACCATCACGGTGTCCGGGTCCAAGAGATCAATGACGGGACCCGCCCCATTCGCACCATCGCCACCGCGATCATCGGCCTGGTAGCCACCGCCGAAGACGCCGACGCCACCGCGTTTCCACTCGATACACCGGTACTCATCACCAACGTGCAGGCCGCGATCGGAAAAGCAGGCACCAGCGGTACGCTGCCCGCAAGCCTGCAGGCGATCGCCGACCAGGCCAACGCAGCCACCGTTGTGGTACGGGTGAAGCCGGGCGAGGATGAAGCCGCGACCAATAGCGCCGTCATCGGCGGCGTCAGCGCCGAAGGCAAGTACACCGGCATGAAGGCCCTGCTTGCCGCCAAGGCCCGCTTGGGCGTGGTACCGCGTATTCTCGGCGCGCCGGGCCTGGATACCCAGCCGGTCGCTACCGCACTCATCGCCATCGCCCAGCAGTTGCGCGGCTTCGCCTACGTCTCCGCCAATGGCTGCAAGACCAAGGAAGAGGCCACCGCATACCGCGAGAACTTCGCCGCGCGCGAAGCCATGGTGATCTGGCCGGACTTCCTGACTTGGAGCACCGTGGTCAACCAGACCGTACCTGCGCCAGCTGTTGCCCAGGCCCTGGGCTTGCGCGCCCGGATCGATCAGGAGGTCGGTTGGCACAAGACTCTGTCGAACGTCGCCGTCAACGGCGTGACCGGCATCAGCGCCGACGTGTTCTGGGACCTGCAGAGCCCCAGCACCGACGCCAACTACCTCAACGAGAACGAGGTCACCACCCTGGTGCAGGAAGGGGGATTCCGTTTCTGGGGTTCGCGCACCTGCAGCGATGATCCGCTGTTCGCCTTTGAGAACTACACCCGCACCGCCCAGGTGCTGGCCGACACCATCGCCGAAGCGCACATGTGGGCGGTCGACAAGCCCATGCACCCGTCGCTGGTGCGCGACATCCTCGAGGGCGTGAACGCCAAGTTCCGCGAACTCAAGGGGCTCGGCCTGATCATCGATGCCCAGGCCTGGTACGACCCCAGCATGAACGACAAGGACACGCTCAAGGCCGGCAAGCTGCGCATCACCTACGACTACACCCCGGTGCCGCCGCTTGAGGACCTGACCTTCTTCCAGAAGATCACCGACAGCTACCTCGTCGACTTCGCCAGCCGCGTCAACGCCTGACGCCCAGCGCTCCCCGGACGGGGAGCCGACCCACCTGATTCCGGGAGAGCCCTACCATGGCCATGCCGCGCAAGCTCAAGAACATGAACCTCTTCAACGACGGCGGTAGCTACCAGGGCCTTGTGAAGTCCTGCACCCTGCCCCCGCTGGCCCGCAAGATGGAGGCCTTCCGCGGGGGCGGCATGAACGGCCCGGTCAAGGCCGACCTCGGCCACGACGACGACGGCATCCAGTTCGAGTGGACCGTCGGGGGCCTGGAGCTGACCGTCCTCAAGCAGTACGGCTCAGTCAGCGCCAGCGGCGTGATGCTGCGTTTCGCCGGCGCCTACCAGCAGGACGATACCGGCGCGGTCACGTCCGTCGAAATCGTCGTTCGCGGCCGGCACGAGACCATCGAAATGGGTGACGCCCAGCCCGGCGAAGACACCGAGCACAAGATCACCACCACCTGCAGCTACTACAAGCTCGTCGTCAACGGCGAGGAAATCATCGAGATCGACCTGCTGAACTTCGTCGAGAAGGTCAACGGCAAGGACCTGCTCGAGGCACAGCGCAAGGCCATCGGCCTGTAGTCCCTTCCCGCCGGCCCGGCCGGCGGTTTCTTTCCCCCTTGGATACCGACGCCCATGAAAACCGAACAGACTCCCGCTGACCTGCAGAACGCTCCCGACAACGTCGTCACCCTCGACCAGCCGATCAAGCGCGGCGCCCAGTCCATCGAATCGCTCACCCTGCGCAAGCCCTCATCTGGCGAACTCCGCGGCCTGCACCTGCTCGACCTGCTGCAGTTCGACGTGACTGCGACCATGAAAGTCCTGCCGCGCATCAGCCAGCCGACCATCACCGAGCCCGAGGCCGCCGGCATGGACCCGGCTGACCTGCTCGCCTGCGGCCAGGTGATCGCCGGTTTTTTGCTGCAGAAGCGGGCGACGGCGGCAGCCTCCCTGATCGCGTAGAAAACGCCATGGCCGACCTGGCCGTGACGTTTCACTGGGCGCCGGACCATATGGACCGGCTCTCGCTCACCGAACTGATGGAATGGCGCGAACGCGCCCGGGTACGGAGTTCCGCCGATGGCGAATGACCTGCAGCTGCGCGTGCTGCTCAGCGCGATCGACAGAGCCACCGCTCCCCTGCGTCGCATCATGCAAGGCAGCGACGCGACGGCCCGGGCGCTCAAGGCAACTCGCGAGCGCCTGAAGCAGCTCAACGCTCAGCAGAGCGACGTGCGCGCATTCCGCACCCAGCGCGGCGCCCTGGAGCAGGTCAGCACCGCGCTGGCCGCGCAACAGGCCCGAGTGAAAGCGCTGGCCCAGCAGATGGCCGCCGCCGGCAACCCCACCCGTGCGCTCACCCGCGACTACAACCGGGCAATCCGTGAAGCCGGCTTCCTCAAGCAGCAGCACCTGCAGCAGAGCCAAGCCCTGCAGCAACTGCGCACGCGCCTCAGCAACGCCGGCATCAGCACCCGCAACCTCGGCCAGCATGAGCGCGACCTGCGCGCGCAGATCCAGGCGGCCAATGGCGCCATCAACAGCCAGGCGCAGCGCTTACGCAACCTCAGCCAGCAGCAGGAGCGCCTAACCCAAGCCCGCAACACCTACAGCCGTGGCATCCAGAGCGCTGCCGCGCTGGCCGGCACCGGCATGGCGGCGCGCGCGACGGGCATGTACACCGGCGACAAGCTGCGGCAGATGCTCGGCGTGGGCTACGAGTTCGACGCAACGATGTCGGCCACCCAGGCGGTGACCCGCATCGAGCGCAAGGACGATCCGCAGATGCAGGCGCTGCGGCAACAGGCCCGCACCCTGCCGCTGTCCAGCAAGTTCACAGACAAGGAAGTCGCCGAAGGTCAGTACTTCTTGGGTCGCACCGGCTACAACGCGAAGCAGATCCTCGGCGCAATGCCCGGCATGCTCAACCTGGCCGCCGCGGGCGATATGGACCTTGGCGCCAGCGCCGACATCGCCTCGAACATCCAGACGGCCATGGGTATTCCAGCCGAGAAGATGGACCAGGTGGCCGACGTGCTGACTGCGGCATTCACCCGGAACAACGTCGACATCCGCATGCTCGGCGACTCGCTGAAGTATTCCGCCGGCGTCGGTCGTGAGTATGGCCAGAGCTTGGAAACCGTGACTGCCGCGACGGCTCTGCTCGGTAACGCAGGCGTACAAGGAAGCCAGGCCGGCACCTCAATGCGCTCGGTGCTCACTCGTCTCGGTCTTTCCAAGGCCGTGGCCCAACTGGGCGTGAAGACCCAGGACGCCAACGGCAACATGCGCGACATGCTGGACATCCTCAAGGACATCAACGACAAAACGAAGAAGATGGGAAACATCCAGCGTGGCGCCATCTACAAGGACATCGCCGGGCAGTATGCCGTTACCGCCTTCGGCACACTGATGCGAGCGGTGGAAAGCGGCCAGTTCCAATCGATGCGTGGCAGCCTGGATAACTCCGAGGGCGAGGCTGCCCGGGTCGCGTCCACCCAGTTGGACAACCTCAAGGGCGACATGACTATGTTGCATGCCGCCCTGGAAAACATTTCGGTCGAGTTGTTCGACAAGAACAGCCCCTGGCTGCGCGAACTTGCCAAGGACATCAGTCACTTGCTGCACAACGTCGGCGAGTTCCTGAAGGCCAACCCGCAAGTCAGCAAGGGCATCGTCATCACCGTCGCCGCGTTCTCAGCGCTGATGGCCACCGTCGGCAGCCTGGCCATCACCCTCGCCGGCATCCTCGGCCCGATGATCGCGGTCCGTTTCATGCTCAGCACCATCGGCATTCGCCTGCCCGGTCTGATCGGCCTGCTGAAACTGCTGTTCGCACCGATCCGCATGCTGTCCGGCCTGTTGATCGGCCCGCTGGTGACCGCCCTGCGCGTCGTGAGCATCGCGCTGTGGGGTCTGGCCGCCAACCCGGTGGTCCTGGCAATTGCCGCCGTCGTGGCGGTGCTGGCCGGCGCCGCGTACCTGATCTATCGCAACTGGGACGCCGTCAAGACGTACCTGCTGGGGCTGTGGGAAGAGATCAAGGCAGGTTTCGACGGCGGCATCGGGGGCATTCTTTCAACCCTGATGAATTTCAGCCCCCTCGGTCTGATCTACCGTGCGTTCTCCGGCGTCCTGGGCTACCTGGGCATCGACCTACCGGCACGCTTCACCGATTTCGGCAACATGATCGTCCAGGGCCTGGTGAACGGCCTGCTCGCCGGCATCGGCCAGATCAAGCGCGCGGTCCAGCGCGTCGGCGGCGCCGCGATCGACTGGTTCAAGGACACGCTTGGCATCCATTCACCGTCGCGGGTGTTCGCCGACCTGGGCGGGTTCACCATGGCTGGCCTGGCCCAGGGCCTCGGCGCCGGCCAGGCCGGCCCGCTGAGCGTGATTGCACGTATCGGCCAGGGCCTGGTCAACGCAGGGCGCCAGGCTGTCGCCGGCCTGGACAGTGAGCTGACCCGAGGCACCCGCTCTACGATCACCCCGCCGGCAGTGGTGACCGAACTGGTCGCGGCCCAGCGCCAACGCTCGCCGACGTTCGACCAGCCGTTGCTGTCCATGCTGGGCGACCTGGGCAAGAGCGCCGGCGCGATCGGTGCCCTGGTGCTCGGCGCCAGCGCCCCAGCGCAAGCCATCACCATCGACAACCGTCCCCCGGTCAGCTCGGCGCCAGCGGCAGTCAGCATCGGCGGCGACACCTACTACATCACCATCCAGGCCGGCGCGGGCAGCGACGCCGCAGACCTGAAACGCACGCTCAGCCAACTGCTGGACGAGCGCGAACGCAACAAGGCGGCGCGCCTGCGCGCCCGCCTGCAGGACCGGGAGTAACCACCATGATGCTGTCCCTCGGGATGTTCGTCTTCAGCCTGCACACGCTGGCCTATCAAGAGTTCCAGCGGCAGACCGAGTGGCGACACGCCAGCAGCAGCCGCATCGGCGCCCAGCCGGCGCGCCAGTTCGTCGGTCGCGGCGACGACGCGATCACCCTGCCCGGCGTGCTGCTGCCGGAGCTGGCCGGCAGCGCGTTGAGCCTGGACGTGTTGCGGCAGATGGCTGACACCGGGTCGGCCTGGCCCATGGTCGAGGGCACCGGACGCATCTACGGCCTGTGGGTGATCGAGCGTGTCACCGAGACGCGGACACTCTTCTTCGCCGACGGCACCCCGCGGCGGATCGAGTTCTCCCTCGAGCTCAAGCGCATCGACGACGGCCGCACCGATCTGCTCGGCTCGGTCCTCGGTACCGCCGGCAACCTGCTGAGACGCATCCTGTGATCGATGCCGCCCTCGCCCGCGTGACGGGCTACCTGACCAGCGCGGTCGACCAACTGCAGCGCGACGCCGGCTACCCGGTGCCGGTGTTCCGGCTCACAGTCGACGGCAACGACATCGCCCAGCTCATCAGCCCACGACTGATCGCCCTGGACCTGACCGACAATCGCGGCCTCGAGGCCGATCAGTTGAGCGTGACACTCAGCGATCATGACGGGCTGCTCGCGATCCCCCCGCGCGGCGCCGTGCTGCACCTCTGGCTGGGCTGGAGTGACAGCGGACTGGTCGACAAGGGCACCTACACCGTCGACGAAACCGAGCACAGCGGCGCGCCGGACGTGCTCAGCATCCGCGCCCGCTCGGCAGACCTGCGCAAGGGCCTGAAGGTCAAGCGCGAGCGCAGCTGGAGCAGCCCGAAGACGTTGGGCGACGTGCTCACCGACATTGCCCTCGGCAACAACCTGAAGCCGGTGCTCGCGCCGGCGCTGGCGGGCCTGCCGATCCTGCAACTGGACCAGGCCAACGAGTCAGACGCCAACCTGCTGACCCGCCTGGGCGAGGACTTCGATGCGGTGCCCACCGTGAAAGCCGGCTGCCTGCTCTGCCTGCCGGCCGGCGGCGGCAAGACTGCCAGCGGCCTGGCGCTGCCGCACATCATCCTCACCCGCCAGGATGGCGACCAGCACCGCTACCTGCAGGCCGACCGCGACAGCTACGACGGCGTGCGCGCGTACTTCTACGACGTGAACAGCGCGAAGAAGCAAGAGGCCATCGCCGGTGCCAAGGGCGACAACCTGAAGGACCTGCGCCACACCTACAGCGACCGCCAGAGCGCCCTGCGCGCTGCCCGCGCCGAGTGGAACCGCCTGCAGCGTGGCAGCGCCACGCTCAGCTACGTGCTCGCCAGAGGCCGGGCGGACCTGATCCCGGAGCTGACCTACACCCTGCAGGGCGTGAAGACGGAGATAGACGCGATCATCTGGTACGGCGGCAATGTGCAGCACAGCCTCAGCGCCGACGGCGGCTACATCACCAGCCTGGAGCTGGAAAGCAAGTTGCCCGAGGACCTGGTCAGCGACCTGGCCGACGACACCGGCGGCGACTACACCGGCATCATCGCCTACTACCGCGACGAAAAGGGCGGGTCGGAGAAGACCATCACCGCAGGAGACCAGAGCAAGCCACGCCGACTGCGCTACCTGTACAGCACTAAGGCCAGCGCGAAGCGGGCAGTGGATCGGGAGTGGAAGCGAATGCAGTGATGCCGAGGCATAGCGACCAAGGCCACCTCAGTTGCGACCTCGTGCATGGCCGCTCCTTAGAACTATTGTGAAAATAGGATCATTCCATGTAGCTCCAGCTTCAAGGCGAGAAAACGAACGTGGCCATCCGCCTCAGTTTTCGGCTAGGCTACGCACCAAATTGCATGGAGCAGAGATGTCTACCGCCCCCTCTTTCGTTACTCCCCTACGGTATCCTGGCGGCAAAGGGCGGCTGGGAGCCTGGCTGGCTGAGCTACTTCAACATAATGGCTTGGAGGGCGGACTGTACGTAGAGCCTTATGCCGGCGGAGCTGGAGCAGCTATGTATCTGCTCAGCAATAATTACGTAGAAAGAATTGCCATCAATGATATTGATCCTGTAATTCACGCATTCTGGTGGAGTGTTCTATATGATACTGACCGTCTATACGGCATGATTATCGACACACCTGTTACCATGGAAACTTGGCACCAGCAGCGCGAAATTATTTCCAACGCAGAAACCACTGACTTAACAACATTAGGCTTCGCTACGTTCTTTTTGAACCGGACCAATCGTTCAGGCATGATAAAAGGAGGAGTAATCGGGGGACAAAAGCAGGCTGGTACGTACCTAATAGATGCCCGCTATAGAAAAGAAGACTTAGCAGAGAGAGTTAGAAAAATTGGCGCTCTTAGAGACCGAATCCAGCTATTCAACACTGATGCTATTGAACTGCTGAAACACCCTGACCTTCAGCTAAACAACCGCTCCCTCACGTACTTCGATCCGCCATACTACGAAAAAGGTAGTCAACTCTACCGCAATCACTACAGGCCAGAAGACCATAAAAAAATTTCTCAGACAGTCTTGAGCATAGATACTCCATGGCTAGTGACCTATGACAACTGCAACCAGATCAAAGACCTCTATAAAAGCGCACAGGGAGTAGAGTTCTCGCTTCATTATTCGACCCATCTATTGAGACCAAAAGCAACAGAAGCGATGTTTTATGGAAACATTGAACTCCACTCCCCACCCAGAATGAGAAGATAGATCACCAGCAGCAGATTATATAATCTTTAATCTCGCTCCAAATTGAATTAAGAGTTTCGCCATTTGGGAAAAACGCCGTCGAGTGAAGGTACCGCTGCAATGTATTAATGTTAAGCATCCCACCTTCTTGATCACAATGCCTAATAATTACATCAAGCTGATCTTCAGAAAGCTTTCCATTATAATGCATATGCCTTGCCGCTGATTTAACCTTGTCCCTCAGGGAGGTATTAGTTTCAAGCTTCCTTATAACCCCATCATTATTCTTAATATAGTTATCCGAACTTAACTCAATCAAAGCACGCAACAAGAAAGCCACTGATATTGGCGTCCCAGACCGTCCAGAATGTTTGAGCGTTACCAGCTCACGTAAAATATCGTTAACTTTTGTTTCCGCGTCAGGGACTACTACTCCATGCCCTTTGGATGTGAATAGTCGGTCTCTCAGGCCAGACCTAGGTCTAGTGACACCGCCTGGGCGCGACTGCAGTCCATCCCCTCTACTCTCATCACCATTGCCAGTCTCTGTATCGTCACCATATACAACAGCATCAGCATTTACTGGACGGGGTGTCTGAACGGAATATTCCTTCCAATTTCCAGCGGCTTTTAACTCGTCTGCAAATTCTTCACGCTGCTTTTTAACTTTCAGCTCAGTAACAGTTTTTTCCCCGCGAGCCAAAATCTTTAAGACGGCTACCACAGCACGATCGAAATACTCATCATCAGCAATCTTGTATAAGCACCCCTTAATTAGATCGCACCCGATAGCCTTCCTAAACTCGGGCGTACTTAATAGCCGGAAGAGAGTTGTAACAGGTACTCCCTTATACTCCGCATACTCAATCAACCCTTTAGCATACGCATAGTCGAGCATCTCAACTGCCGGTCTATTTGTTGTACGCTTACCAACTCTTGCCGCAAAATTGTCAAACTCCATCGGCCCCCAGTTAATAATGCCAGCACCGCCATTTTCGCCACCATGACGGGTTTCTATCCAATAGCGAGCATCATTTATATCTGCAAATACGACAAACTCAACTTTACTGGCCACCGGCGTTTCCGCATGCGCCTTTAGTCTTTCATATTGTTTGCGCAAGCGAGGGTCAGGACATAGCTTTGGATTATTCAGAAACTTCAGAGCAGCAACCCTCCGGTTTCCCTCCACAACGACCCACTTCTTACCCGCCCCTTCTGGTGCAGGAATCACCCCTGGAGTTTCTAAAGGGCTAATACCTTTTTTAGCGATCTCGACCGCCAACTTAAGAACTTTCTGCCCAATTTCAATACCACACATCCATTCGTAGATATCACGCTGCGAAGACTTGTTTCCGTGACGGGCATTCTCAGGATCTAGCAAAACACTATTGACCGATATTTTCTTGCGATAAGACATTTACATCTCCATTACTAAAATTTTCCAATTCAAAAGCAAAAGGAAATTTCCATATACGCAGACAAATCAATCAATAGAATCTCTTCTAAAACCAATCCCTAAAAACAAGTAAGCGGAAACCCTCAGGCAAGTAGATGCGAAACAATTAGTTTGTCCGCAGGCAGAATACCGAGGAAAGACAAAGAGACTTTCAGTATTGATTGCTGGCATGAACGGGATATTCCCTTACGTTCCCAATGCGAACAGATCATGCCAGCCTTTTGGCATCAGCGACAACGGCCTCCAGCTCCGCGAGGCGCTGCTCCAGAATCTTCAGACGTTTCTTTTCCTCAGCAGCAAGCTGTATTTCTCGTTGCTCGCCCTCGTCCAGTTCGCGCCAGAGTGCCAGCAGGGCCTGCTCGCGGGGGTTCTCTGCCCCGTCATGAGCCACTTTCACAGATGCGCCTCTGAGCATCTGACCATCCCCTGTAAGCAGCCAGTCAACAGAGATACCCAATCGAGAACTTATCGTCCCCAAGGCCTCGGCGTTTGGCTCCCGCAGCCCCAGGGTGTAGTTCTGGAACGATCTGTAAGGTATCTCGCACGCCTCCGCAGCCTCCTTGATCGAAAGCCCCTTGGCTTCCAGAGCCGCTCGCAGCCGAACGGAAGTTTTCGTTTGTGCATTCTTATCTGTTGACATTTCCAAATGGGTGCCTAACATATGTCCGAGTGGGTACATCTTATCTATATGGGAACACTCGATCTATGACCCCTAATCAGATCCGTGCACGTCTCGTCGAAAAGGGCAGCAGCTACCGAAAGTTCGCCCTGGCTCGCGGCTACGAGCCGCGCAATGTCACCCAAGTGGTGGCTCGGTGGGCAGGAGCGGAACGTTTGCCCAACGGTCGCCTCGCCTACGCGATTCTGAAGGACCTATCTGAAGAGATAGGTGCCGATGTCGTCCCCGGCATTCGCCAGCCCGCAACCGAACAGTAATGACCGCCGCCCTGGGGAGACACCAGAAGATGAAACGCCCGCTCCTAGAAACGCGGCGCCAGGTGGTCAGCGCGATCATCGGCGCCTACCCCGGCGGTCGCGAATGCGCCGCTGCCCGCCTGGGCCTCGACCTGAAGAAGTTTGACAACCACGCCTACGAGAACGCCGGCAGCAAGCCGCTCAGCGACGACCAGTTGCGCTTGCTCGAGCAGGAGGCCGGAACCACCTTCTTTCCCGAATACATTGCGCAGTTGTATAGCGGCATGTTCGTAGCGCTGAGCCAACCGGAGACACTGGACAACCTCACGCTGTACAGCCGCTCGGTGCGTGCATCAATCAAGCGGGGGGCAGTGGACCTGATCATCGCCAAGGCATTGGAAGACGGGGTGATCGAAGACGCCGAGGCCAAAGCCATCCTTGCAGCCCATGCCAGCTACATGGCCGAGCGCCATGGCGAGGTGCTGGCAGTGGTCGCTCTTCACAGTGAAGGAAGTCTCCGGTGAGACGGTCTCAGGCCTTTCCCAGCCGGGAGCGAATTTCCTTGAGAGCGGTGGCCAGATCATCCACGGCAAAACGGATGTCTTCTGCGTTCACCGCCAACGCTGGAAAGCTACCCGACGCAGTATGCGTTTGTGTCGAGCGCCCGGTCATGACTTTGACCAGTTTGTCGTGGCGCTCCTGCAACCGCTCGATCAAGCGCTGTACGTCCTTTTCAGAGTGATGACCCATGGCAAACCTCAACGACCAAGCTAGAGAAGAACTGCTCAGCGTACTGGACTGTGCTCAGCAGCGGCTAGACACGCTAAGGGAAACAGTCCGTACCGCCAAGGGGACGCTGGCAGACAGCGATATCCGCATCGCAATAGGTGACGCTCTTACGCCATTGAACATCGCCTTCGAGTTCATGGAGGCCCTGTAGTCATGAGCGTCTACAAGCTTGTCTGCCCCTGCTGCCACAGCCGGATGCGGATCCGCTCCTCCGAGGGCCAAACCCCGTGCTTCCGCTCGATGTACGCGCAATGCACAAACGCGCTCTGCGGCGCCACCTTCACCGGCTCCCTGAGCTGGGACTACCAGCTCAGCCCCTCGGGCCTCGAGCGGCCACTGCTGGTGCTCCCCATGGCGCCTTCGAAAACCCGTCAACTGGCACGCCGCGACCTCGCGGCCGCAACCAACCAACTGGACCTGCTGGATCATGTGGAGTGCATGCAATGAACGGCACCAACGACTACCGCAGCACCATGCAGCAAGCCGCCGCAGCGTACCTGCTGGCCAACGCCAACCAGTATCTGTCCTCCGGCTCCGACCGGTTGTTCGATGCCTGTGTCAACCATCTGGCCAAAGGCCTCGAGGTTCCCCAGTTCATGGCCGAACAACTCGCCCAGCGCGCGTGGGATGAAGTCTTCGCGGGGCCAGACCCTATCTGGCTGGGTATCGACTGGGGCCAGGGAGACGACGAGGTGGTCTACCTGATCGACACCCGCAGTCACTGTCGCTTCCCGATCCCGGCCCGCTATCTGCCCGCGCACCTGCTCAAACAGCGCCCCCAGCACACCCAGTAATCCCTGAAACACGCCCTACCCACTCCACTGCCGTGGGTTTGGGGAAGTTACGCCCAGAATTCGAGGTATCACCGCCATGAGCGGCCACATTTCAATCACCGTCGAAGTCGACCAGAACCAGGCTGAGAAGTACCTGCTCTGGCTGGTCAGCCAGTACGAAGCCGCCATGGCCGAGTGCTGGTACGACGATCGCTACCGCTATACGCCGCAGGGCCTGCGCGGCAAGCGCATCCTCGAGGATCGCCCACACATTGCCGGCATCTGCCGGACCATCCGCGAACTGCGCAAGCAGATTCGGGGGCGCGCATGAAGGAAATGGACCGCGAACTCAAGGCCGACGTGCTGCGCCGCCTGCAGGATCAGTACGGACTGACGCCGATCAAGGGCACAAAGTACATGCGCAAGGGCGAGTGCCCGACGTGCGGCAAAAAGGAGCTCTACACCCTGGTCGACAGCCCCTGGTTCATCCGCTGCGGGCGCGGCAAGTGCGGCGACACCTGGCACATCAAGGAAATCTACCCGGAGCTCTTCGACGACTGGAGCAAGCGAGCGCCGGCCACCGACAAGGAACCCGCCGCCTCGGCCCGGGCGTACCTGGCCCATGCCCGCGGCTTCGACCTGACGCTGATCGATGGCTGGTACAGCCAGGAAAACTACTGGGACCGTGACCTTGAGATCGGTAGCGCCACAGTCCGTTTCCCATTGAAGAAAGGGGGCTACTGGGAACGCCTGATCGATCGCCCGAGCCGCTTCGGCAAGAAGAAGGCCCGCTTCAAGCCGGGCGACAGCCCGCGCGGCGTCTGGTGGTGCCCACCCAGCGTCGACCTGCAGGAGGTGAAGGAGCTGTGGATCGTCGAAGGTATCTTCGACGCCATCGCACTGCTGCACCACGGCATCGACGCCGTGTCGGCCATGAGCTCCAACGCCTTCCCCGAGCAGTCTTTGCGCGAACTCGCGACAGCCCGTGGCGGCAAGCTGCCGAAACTGATCTGGGCGCTGGACAACGAACCCGGCGCCCACAGGTACACCCGGCGGTGGGTGACCGAGGCACGTGCCCTGGGCTACGTCTGCGAAGCGGCCCAACTACCGCAGCGCAACAACCGCAAATTCGACTGGAACGACCTGCACCAGCGCTGGATGTTCATCGATGACGCGGCCGAGCGCGCCGCGCAGATCGAGAAGGACCTCAAGACCGCGCGTCATGAGGGCGCGCTGCTGATCGCCGAGAGTGCGGCGGAGAAGGCCCTGCTGATGTACGACTGGGGCAAGCGCGGTGAATTCCACTTCCGCTTCGCCAACCGCCTCTACTGGTTCAAGCTGGATATCGAGAAGTTCAACAAGGCCATGCAGAGCCTGGAGGACAGCGACAACCACGACGACCAATTGCTGAACCAGAAACAGATGCGCGACAAGGCCCTTCAGCAAGCCGGCGGCGTCGTGGAAATCGCCAACTGCTTCCCCCAGGCCCTGTACTTCCAGCGCAACGAGGTCACAGACGAGAGCTGGTACTACTTCCGCATCGATCGCCCCGACGACGAGAGCGTGAAGAACACCTTCACCAGCGCCCAAGTCGCGGCGGCCAGCGAGTTCAAGAAGCGCCTGCTCGGCGTGGCAGCGGGGGCGATCTTCACCGGCAGCGGCGCGCAGCTCGACCAGATCATGAAGCTGCAACTCACCGGCCTGAAGACGGTGGCCACCATCGATTACCTGGGCTACAGCCGGGAGCATGCCTGCTACGTCCTGGGCGACGTGGCGGTGCGCGGCGGCGTGATCGAGAAGGCCAACGCCGAAGACTTCTTCGAATTCCAAAAGCTGCGCCTGAAGACCCTGCAGCGTTCGATCAAGCTGCAGATCGCCACCGACGCCAAGGACTACCGCCCCGAGTGGCTGGACTGGCTGTGGACCTGCTTCGGCGCCAAGGGCCTGGTGGCGCTGGCATTCTGGTTCGGCTCGCTGTTCGCGGAGCAGATCCGCGCCGAGTTCCAGTCCTTTCCGTTCCTCGAGGCCACCGGCGAGGCCGGTGCCGGCAAGTCCACACTGATCACCTTCCTGTGGAAGCTGCTCGGCCGGGCGGACGAGGAAGGCCAGGACCCGTCGAAGATGACCAAGGCGGGCCTGCGCCGCTGGCTGACCCAGCTGTCGAACATGCCCATGGTCATGCTCGAGGCCGACCGCAGCGACAACAGCCGCGCCGGCGGCGCCGCCAAGTCCTTCGACTGGGACGAGTTCAAGCCGCTGTTCAACGGTCGCGCGTTGGGCGTGACCGGCCAGAAGACCGCCGGCAACGAGACCTACGAGCCCCCCTTCCGCGGCACCCTGGTGATGAGCCAGAACGCCACGGTGCAGGCCTCCGAAGCGATCATGACCCGTATCGTGAAGCTGCACTTCATTCGCCCGGAAATCACCCGCGAGAGCCAGGCCGCGGCCGACAACCTCAACCACCTGGGCGTGCTCGAGGTCAGCCACTTCCTGCTGATGGCCATCCGCGCCGAGGCCCGCGTGCTGGAGTGCTTCCGCGAGCGGCTGAAGGTTCACAGCGCGACGCTGCGCGCTCTGAAACAGATTCGTATCGAGCGGCTGATACTCAATCACGCGCAGATGATGGCCCTGGTCGACGCGCTGCGCCTGGTGGTGCCGCTGTCCGAGCACCAGCTCGCCTGCGCTCAGCAGACCCTGATGACGATGGCCCTGGAGCGCCAGGACGCCGTCAACGCCGACGCGCCCGAGGTGGCCGAGTTCTGGGAGGTCTACGACTACCTCGAAAACCTCAGCGAAGAGCCGGTGCTCAACCACAGCAAGAACCCCGGAACCATCGCCATCAACCTTAATGAGTTCGTGAAGCTGGCCGCCGACCACCGCCAGAAGGTGGCCGACGCGGCAACCCTGCGCGACCTGCTGAAAGAGTCCCGCCGGCACAAATTCATCGAATACAAGGCCGTCGACAGCGCAGTGCGCGCGGCACACGCCCGCCAGAACCCTTTCACCAACCGACCCAGCACCGTCAAGTGCTGGATTTTCCAAGCCTAACCGGCGCGGCAACGCCGGAACTGCAACCCCAAAGGAGAGACACCATGCAACTGAATGTATCCCGCGGCGCACCCGCTACTGGCAAGACGGTCCGCCTGCGCCAAATCGCAAAGGCTGACGGCCAAAGCGAGAACCAGATTCTGGTGGGTCGTCACATGACGACAGCAGCACTGAAAGACGCGGTTTGGCACCTCTCCAATCGCGGCGCGACGGTCATCTGCATCGACGAGTGCAGCGAAGAGCAGATCGCGGCTCTGGAGCGCTACCAGCACCGCATGCCGGACCACCTGACCATCCATGCCGTTGTAGCGAACTGATCAACAGACACCCAGCCCAGGCGCGGCAACGCCTGGGCGACTATCCCAAGGAGAAGCACCATGGAAGCAACAGAGAAAAAGGCCACCCCTATCAATGACTTTTACGACTACCTCTTCTCCATAGAACGAGAGATGGAGGCCGTGGAAGACGCGCAGAAACGTCTGGCGATAGCCAACCAGGAATTGAAGAACACGAAGGACAAGGCGGTAGCCCTGTACCACGCGGCCTGGGAAGCCGCACGGGAAGCCGGGCAGGAGATCCCCGACAGCATCATTTGCGGGACCACTTTAGTGCGAATCGACGACGAGGGGGGGATATCTGTTGATCGCGTTGAGGCCGTCGACCGTTACAGGCTGCTCAGCATTTCCAGGGCAGCGGGTGAAGTGCAAGAACAAGGCTAACCAGTAATCCGGGCGCGGCAACGCCGGGACCACAAACCGATAGGAGAGACACCATGCAACCCCTCCCCCACGACTATCTGCAGTTGATCCACGACTTCCAGGCCAGGCAGCAGGAGAACGAGGTAGCCGGCATCACAGCGTTGAAACGCCTGCTCCCGATCGCACATCGCGACAGCGGCCAGAGCGGCGTGATCGGTCGGTTCCTGCTCGGCCTGTACAACGGCCAAGCCCACCGCTTCGACCTCACCGAGCTACGCCGCCTCGACCCAGCTCTGTTCGATGCGTGCCTGTCCGTGCTGCGTATGGACTACGCCCCGAAACAGGAAGTGCATGAGTACTTCGAGGACGGCGACGCGATCTGGCAGGACCTGCGCAAACGCTGGGCCGCAGCATCGCTGCCGGCATAGGGGGACTGACTGTGGATGTGATCGACCAGGCCAACGAACGGGCCGAGAACATGATCCAGGCCGCCCTGGCCCAGCGGACGAACACCCGCCTGGCGCCCAGCGCCCTCTGGTGCGAGGACTGCGGCGAGCAGATACCCGAGGCCCGCCGCCAGGCCGCCCCAGGCTGCGAGTGCTGCATCAGCTGTCAGGAACTGCGCGAGCACCCCGCGCGGCGCTGAAGAAGAGGCGCCAGGGAGCGGCAACTCCCTGGCGCCGACCACCCCAAAGGAGAGACACCATGCAAGCGAATCAGCCTCAAGGCGGCAGCGCCAAGGCTAGCACACCACGCTATGACACCATCGTCATCCGCGGCGCCACCGGCAAAGACGTCCCGAGGGAAGTAGACGGCGGAGAGGTGGTCAGCTGGGCACGCGGCCATGAACTGGCAGCCGGCGACGCCCTGCTGGAGTTCGTCAACTACGTGGCCGATGGTGATTGCGGCATCACCCCGGAGCTGAGCACCAAGGCGCGTAAGGCGCTGGATCTGATGGAGCGTCGCAGCAGGTTGGGCTGGGAGGCGGACGAACAGCCAGAAGATTGGCCGGCGTCGGTTAACCGTGCAGCACAAACGGCCCGCGAAGTGTTCAACGGCTCCCACGAAGACGCCATCCAGGCGATTGAGTACATGCATGCCCTGCTGCTGCAGGCTGCCCCTGTCGTGCAAGGCGGTGACGTATGAAGCCCTGCACCCTTGGCAAGCGCCACAGCTGGACATTCGTCCGCAACGTCGTCACCAGCCACCTGAGCGGCCGTTTCGGCCGCATCACCAAGCGCGGGTTCTACCGCTGCGAATGCGGCGCCGAGAAGTACGGCAACGCCGGCGACCTGTCCGGGGGTAGCACCCATGCTTAAGCGCACCCTCTACCACTTCCACTTCTGCTGCGGCCTGGGCGGCGGCGCCAAGGGCTTCAACCGCTCGCGCCCGCGCGTCGGCAATGTCGAAGCGCACTGGGAATGTCTCGGTGGCATCGACGTCGATGCGGGCGTCTTGCGCGATTTCGCCAAACTGGCTGGCGTACCAGGCACCCAGCTGGACCTGTTCACCCGCGACCAATACATCCGCTTCCATGGAAAGGAGCCGCCCGCCGGTTGGCGGGAGGCAACCCCGGAGGACATCCGTCGCGCCGCCGGCGGCAAAAGACCGGATTGCGTGTTCATTTCCAGCCCCTGCAAGGGCGCGAGCGGCCTGCTGTCCGAGGAAAAGGCGAAAACTCCCCGCTACCAGGCCCTCAACGAACTGACCCTGCGCTGCATCTGGCTGATGGGCGAGGCCTGGGCGGATGACCCGGTGCCGCTGATCGCCTTCGAGAATGTCCCACGCCTGGCAACCCGTGGCCGGCACCTGCTCGACCAGATCGGCCAGTTGCTTGGCCACTACGGCTTCGCCAACGCCGAAACCACCCACGACTGCGGCGAGTTGGGAGGGCTGGCGCAGAGCCGCAAGCGCTTCCTGCTGGTGGCCCGGAACATCGAAAAGGTCCCAGCCTTCCTGTACGAGCCGGAGAAGAAGAGCCTGCGCGCCGTCGGCGACATCCTCGGCCGTATGCCGCTGCCCGGCGACATCGAGGCCGCGGGCCCGATGCACCGCGTGCCGTCGTTGCAGTGGCGGACCTGGGTGCGGCTCGCCCTGGTACGCGCCGGCAGCGACTGGCGCAGCCTGAACGAGCTGGCGATCGAGGATGGCCACCTGCGCGACCTAGTAATCGTGCCGGAGTACCGCTCCGGCTACATGGGGGTATATGGGTGGGACGACACTGCCGGCACCATCGCCGGCCGCTCCGGCCCTACCAACGGTGCGTTCTCGGTCGCCGACCCGCGCTACCGTCAGGCTTCGAACTGGAACCACGGCCAGCAGTTCGGGGTGATCCGCTGGGCCGAGTCAGCGCCGACTATCCCTGGGCAAACGACGCCAGGCCAAGGCACCTTCAGCGTCGCCGACCCGCGCCCCAACTGGAACCGCCACAGCGGCAACTATCGGGTGATCCGCTACGACCAACCTGCAGGCACCATCATCGCCGGCGGCAAGGGCGTCCAGGGCGGCCAGCAGTCGGTGGCAGACCCGCGCATCCTGCACCGCGGCAAGGGCGACAACTACCTGACCGGCGGCCACTACGGGGTGATCGGCTTCAACCAGCATTCCGGCGCCATCGCGGCCAGCTCCCGCTACGACAGCGGCCGATTCAGCGTCGCTGACCCACGCATCCCAGCAGCGGACGAACGCCTGACCTGCATTATCCGCAGCCTCGACGGCACCTGGCACCGCCCCTTCACCACGCTGGAAAAGGCAGCCCTACAGAGCCTGGTCGAGCCCGAGGAATACCTGGTGCTCGACGGTATGAGCGACAAGGACTGGAGCGAGCGCATCGGCAACGCCGTGCCGCCACACGCCGCTGAGGCCATCGCCGATGTCATGGGCACCACCCTGCTGTTGGCCGAGCAGGGCGAGACCTTCAGGCTCAGCAACACCCCAATCTGGGTGCGCAACGTGGCGGTGGCGCTGAGCGTTTCACAACCCGCTGAAAGTCGCTGAGGTGAACGGCATGCACGAATTATTGAAGATGCTGGACAACCCGCGCAGCTTGCTGAACTTCTCGCTGGCGATTCTGGCTGTCCTGGCGGTGTTCTTCATGTTGAAGAGCGGCGCGCAAGCTGATTCGAGCCCCGTCATCGATACCCAGAAAACAGGGGCCATCATTCTAGTCAGTCCCGAGGGAGACAGGGCGGTATGATCAAGCAGCCCCCGGGCACAATCCTGACCTTCGAGGATCTGCAGCAGCTAACCGGATACACCAAGCGCTCTGGTGTAGAGCGGGCACTGCGTAAACAGGGAATCCGTTGGTTCTGGGGCCGTCACGGCCCCTGGACCACCATTGAAATGGTCAATCAGGCAGGCGGGCAAGCAGCGGACGACGGGCAGTACGACAGCAGAATCCTATGAGGCGATCCCGCAAGCGGAAGCATAATCCGCACATACCTCAGCACATCGACCAGGCCGCCATTCCGGCGGCCGTTTTCTTCGATCATCGTGGTAACGGCGTGTGGTACACGCTGCATTATGATGAAGGAGGCCGCCAGCGGCGAACGAACCTCGCCCCCTCCTACGTGAGCCTCTCCGAGCTCCACCGCATCATGGAGGAACGGGACGGGATCGATCGAGACAGCCTGGCGCACCTGTGCAGCGAGTTCCATAAGAGCACTCAGTTCAAGCGGTTGAAACCCAAGACCCAGAGCGACTACGAGTATTGCCGGGAAATTCTACTGGCCATCCCAACGCGGCTAAAGAAGCCGCTCGGCGAGTTGGCAGTTCGAAAGTTCTCCCCTGCTCTAGTACAGCGCTTGGTCGACCGTATTGCCGAAGAAGGCACCCCTTCGAAAGCCGCCCATGTGCTGCGCTACTTGCGACGAGTGATGCAGTGGGGCCGCAACCGCGGCTACCTTGAAATCAACGTCGCCCAAGGCATCGAAGCGCCTGTAGAACGAAAGCAGCGTCGCCTTCCTGCCCCGACGGTGATGTACCGTCTGATCAATCGGGCACGCGAATTGGGCAAGCTCAAGCGAGGGCAACCAGGCGCATGTCCCGCATACCTAAGCAGCGTCATGGAACTGGCCTACTTATGTCGCCTGCGCGGTATCGAGACAGTCACCCTCAGCGACGCCAACGAACTCCCCGAGGGCGTACTTACGAACCGCAGAAAGGGCAGTCGCAACAACGTCGTGCGCTGGACACCTCGCCTGCGGGCTGCGTGGAACCATGCGAAGGCCTACCGTGCCCAGGTATGGACCTCGAAGTCCATACCAACCCCGACCGAGCCGGAACGGCGGCCGATCATCGTGGCATCGCACGGCGGCTCACTGCAGAAGTCGAGTCTAGACTCAGCCTGGCAGCGGTTCATCACCGCCGCCCTCGAGGGTGGCATCATCACTCCCGACCAGCGCTTCGGGCTGCACGACCTCAAGCGGCGCGGCATTACCGACACCCCCGGCACCAGAGCCGATAAGCAAGAGGCCAGTGGCCACCGAGACGAGTCGATGCTTGATGTCTACGATCTGAGCGTGCCTCTCGTATCTCCTTCCGCCGACTGACTCGCGTGTGTAACCGGCAGGTCCCGCTACAAGACCTAGTGAAGCCGCCACGAAACACTTAAAAATTCGGAGTCCTTTCTGGTGGTAGACCGTACAAACCTGCCACATTGTGGGCGCATTTCAGCGCGATCCCGGAACGTCTACCGTTTATCAGCGTCATAGCCACTGATGATGACGTTTATTGACATAGCCGAGTTGACACAGGAACAATCCACCCCCATTTTGAAAAGGCGTTACCACTGTGGAAAAAACACAGGTGGATAACCGCCAAAAATTGGGCACGGAGACAGCCATGGGCCACGCACTGAAGAAAACCGACCGCATCTATATCCCGCCGCGCGACAAGTCGCAGGTAGCGGTAGCGCGTCCGGCTGAAGGCGAATACAAGGCCCAGCTCGAAAAGGCTTTCTGCGCCGCATTCCAGCGGTACGAGAAAGCGCTTGAGGAACTGGCCAAGGTATAAGCCGTGACCGGTAGGGACCTCTCGCAATTCGGCGAGATTTGCGAAGGCATTCGCTACCTCACTGTCGACGCGCTGGTTTGGATAAACCAGCAACTCATCCTCAGCCAAACCCCGGCCGAAATGGTCGGGGTTCTGAAGCCGAATGAGCTTGAGTCTTCGCAACAACGCCCCGCTCAGTACCGTTGCTATGCCCAGAATCAGGACATGTACTGTCTAGCTTCTGTCCTCATGGAAAGCCTGGTCAGAAATCACCCCTTCGCCAACGCCAACAAAAGGACTGCCGCCGCCGCCGGCTTCATATTCCTGTTGATGAATGGTTACGAACTCACCGCCCCAGGGCATGAGCTCGTCACGATTCTGGTCGGCCTTTCCACCGGAGAGTACGACAGGGAAGATATCGAGAACTGGCTTGCGCACTGGGGCCGCGACTACGATAGCCGTAACCTCAATGCACCTGATGCCTGGCTTGAAATGTACGCAGCCACGCTGAACGTCGTCGCCGGCGAGTAG